TGACCGGATACCTCGCTTGTTCGGTTCTGTACATATCTTGACGGTTCTTGCCTTCACCGAGTTGTTTCAGCATGGCAAGGGCTTCGTTATATCGTGAGATATAAGTGTTTTGAACGTCCTGCTCACCCTTCATAAAGGTGTAGGCTTCAAGCAGTGAGCCATACAGGAGCACAGAATCAAAGCGGTTACCCAGCCAGGTTGTACCGGCCGTGACAATAGATGTCGGGTAGTAAAAGTAGTGCAACTCCATTGAATACGAAGCATCTGGAGTCGGGCCAAGGATGTATGAGTTTTGATCAAAGATGGCGTAGTGGGTTGGTCGTCCACCTTCATTGGGATCTGGAAAAGACTCACGGATAAACTCAACGTCTTTATTTAATAGGAAGTGCTGCACCCCATCCCCATCAATTACGGACAGGGAGAAGTTAGCCAGCCAGTCAGTCGGGACGCTTAAGTACTTATTGCCGGATGTGCAGTTTCCCGTTACGTTCTTACGAAGGTCAGGGATCTGGACGGAGTTAAATACACGCTGTTCAGCCTGCTGGATGAACGTGTCAATCTGAGATTTAGTCAGAAAGTCAGTAGTCGTAGCAGTGGTAGTAGCGACTACCGTGTCAGGGAAGTCGTTTTCGCAATAAGCCTGAATTGTCTGAAACAGCGTTGCGTAGTTCATTTATCCCAACTTTGTGCTGGAGTTAGTACCCTTGACTGCCGCACCAGTACCCCGAGTCTTTATGGTCTGGGTGCTAGGAATGGCATTGGGGTAGCCGTTATAACCAAAAGTGGCCTCGTTACCGGTTACGGCAACACCGGATTTAGCCACGGCACTTGAACCTGGCTTATCTTTTTGGGGTTTTACGTATTTATCAGTGTCTTTAGCCATAATTAAATCCCCGTCTTTTTAGAGGCCGGACGCATTGGGCTGCGCTGGTTCATAACTTTAGCCATATTCCGGCCGTACTTCATCATGTCAGCATTTGTCTTGCCACCGGCTCTCATTTTCTTTGCACCGTGCATTTTTTGCTCGTGGGCTTTGACCTCAGCCTTAGCCACTTTTTTCATAGCCATCTTTTCCATCTTTTACTCCTATATAAGCACAGGTTCTTCAACCTGTATGGTTACGGTTCCTACGGCGCTCGTTGCCACCAAAAAGTTCTGTTGGAAAGGCAACTTTAACGGGTTATAGAATCCTACCGGGTTCCACCCCCAAGCGACAATCCTGCTACCTTGAGTCGGCACGCCATAGCCAGCCTCATTTGGGCCACCATCCGGGTTTGTCTCCAAGCCATTAAGACCTGCCTGAAAGTACGTTGTATCCGGGCGTGGCTCTCTAACGGCTTGCGGATCATAAACGGGGTACATACCCAGAGATAACTGCGGCTGATCAGGCTCCCAGCATGTATGGCAAACCTTGATATCTATGTTCTTGGTCTTGATAACCAGACGCCTTAGATCTCTTAGTTTGAACCGGAATCCGCAGCGGTCACACTGCGAGATTGAAAACTTGCCGGATGAGAACTTATTGCCCATTAGTAGCCACCACCTGTGACAAACATGTTGCGAGGCACAAAGCGAACCGAGGCTTTCTCACGGTCTTCACCGGCAGCCATCATCCACTGCTCTTCATAGGCTGCCTTTAACATCTCAATACGAGGCGCACCTTCAGGAATCTTCATGGCTATGTAATAGGCCAGTCCAGCCACCATACAGGGCAGCAGACGGAAAGGGATGTCTTGGGTATTGATACCGTTACCAGCGTCCTGAATCCGGCGTAGACGCCAATAAACGAACGTATAGACAGGTCCTCCAACCGTACCCTGATCCGGGGCAGGCCACACATTGATATTTGGCAGTTCGGGAGCAGTGACTATCGCCCCAGCCGTATGCGAGGTAGCCGTGGTTCCGTTTTGGCCTCTAATGCAATTTAACAATTGAGTCGAAGTCGTGTTGGTGTAGTTAATAGTCTCAGCACCAATAGTCACGTAGCCCGTGGCAGGAAGCCCCACCGTTGAAGAAAGGGGAATGGTGGTAATGTTGTTATTGATGTTTGAGGCTAGGGTTAACCCTGTCTTTCCTGTGGAGCCAGACTGCCGATCCACCCAGACCTGAATAGGTCTACCTTGTGTAATTTTGTTAGGGATTGTTGCGTAAGTGGAGACTGAGATCCGCGTGATATTAATGTCGGTTTGAGTAGACTGCACGCCGTTATTGGTCCGAACCACATGCTCAATTAAGTCGATGGTGTCTATCGGCAGGGGATAGGTCACCTGACCCTGCACTAGAGGAATCTGACCCTCTTCAATCGTCCAGAGGTTAACGCCCCGGTTAGCCCACTCAATAGTCAGCAGGTTTAGGCTGCGGCGAGCCGTACGGACGTTGTAACCCGAGCGAACCTCAGAACCGGCACGCTCAAACGCCTCCTCAATGAGGTCATTGAGGTTTAGGTTAAATAGTTCGGTTCCGGTAGTTGTGCTCATTATTTTTTACCTATACCCAGCAGTCTTTTTAGCGATGCCTTTAGGCTGGGCCACAAACTGCTTGCCCTTTGACTTACCCGCTCTTTTAGCCCGAGTAGTGGCGGCGTACTCTTGCGGGGAGAGGGCGCTGATCGCAGCAGAGGGAAGATACCTTTCGCCGGTGGCTTTCGGTCCTTGCGTAGAAGGTTTACCACTCTTAGTTCTCCACTTTTGAGCGGTCCACGCTTTCAGACTTTGCTGCGGCTTTCTTAAACTCGACATACCTTTGTCTTTGCCTTATCTGTCTGTAGTCTTCTGACGCCTCTAGAATCCACCTAAATACGTTCCCGTCTGCCTTGGCGTCGTAAACCGGGAATCTAATCCCTGTATCCACCGCCCTTAGCCTTATATTTCATAGCCAGCATTTGTGCTTTACGGGCCGACCATTGGCCCGGAGCCCCACCCTTACCGCCAGCCTTAATACTCTCAAAAAGACGTTTACGCATACCGGGTTGGGTGTAATTGCCAGCCTCATTCACACGAGACTCTCCACCTTTTGAAAACATCTCAACGTCTTGCGGCTTGTCTTTCCGCTTGATCGTCTTGGCCTTTGGCATCTTTGATGGGTTCATGATGCCCATCCCCCGGCTAGGTCTCATTTAGCAATACCCGCCTTTATTCATTTTGACCATCTTAGCCTTGGTTTTGCCTTTTGTGGCTACGCCGTCAGCGGCTTTGTGACCAGCGGCCAGCCCACCAGAACGCATCTTTTTCATACCGGCTTCCTTCATCTCGTGCTTGAGCATGGACTTAGGAGCACCTTTTTTCTTCATGAAGGCTACCTCTTTTGCCATCATCTTCTTTGACTCTTTCATTTCGCCACCTTTCTGGAATCTCTTCCCTTTGTCTGCCTTTAAAAACTCCTCACCCACCGAGCGAGGAACACCTACCTTTTTGGCAAACGATGGGTTATTAGCCACCGCCGCCATGAAATTGTGCTGCTTCTTACTAACGCTTGGCACGAGTCTTACCTCTCTGTGCAATACCATCAATAGACTTCATCATCCCCCCAGCCCGCGCCATCACTTTGCCTTTGGGTTTGCGATCTTCCGGGACTATTTTTATAGTAGGCTCTGGCGGTTTTTTCTTTTGCTTTGCTTTTTCTTGATACTTTTTCATTTCAGCATGGGCTTCGGCCTCAGTCATTCCTGAGTCCATGAAGTCGAGCATCATTTGGGTATCAACGTCTTGGCTCACACCATTCTCCCTTTGGTTTTGCCACGCTGGGCGCAACCATCAGCAGCCTTTACGTAACCACCAGCACGCTTTTTGGTCAGATCGTCAGCGGTCTTTCCTTCGTACTTTTTACTTTCTGTGATGCCAAACTTATCCAAAAAGTTGCTAACTTTTGCAGCACCCCGTTGCATTACGTTTTCAGGCATGCTTTCTATGATCTGAGTCCGGGCTGATTTCTCAACCTTTTTCTCTTCTTCCTTCTTCTCAGCCATAGTTACACCATCTTTCCACGGGTCTTACCGCGCTGGGCACAACCATCTGCACGTTTAGAAGCGGAGCCAACCATACCGCCTTTTTTGGCGCCAACAACATCAGACATCTGCCCCAAAGGTTCGCTCCTTCTTGCTGCTCTTGCTCCAGCAAGGGCTGCTCGGGCGGCTTCTTGTTTTTCCGCACGTTTTTTAAATGCAGTTTTAGGGCCTGCGGGGGGTTTTTTTCCACCACCAGCCATTTCGGTGGTGAACTTTTTGCCCATATATTCAAAAGTCTTATCGCCACGGTTGCGGGCTTCTTTAAAAGCCTCACCAAATGAAGCCATCTTCAGGGGACCGCCAACATCCGGCATCTTTGACTGTGATGCCTCAAAGTCAGCCCTTTCACGCTCTGCAGCGGCGATTAAATTTTTAGCATCGTCAGAGGACTCGTAATCGCCTTGAACGCCCAGACCTGCCTGATAACGCTTAACTTTCATCTTTTTCATTTCTTAACCCCTCTGAATAAGTTCGTTAATTTTGTCTTCAAGGCGGTTAAACCTTGCATCAATGTGCTGCAAAATCCTGTCAATTTCTGCTTGAGTGACGTTATCACGTGCCACCTCCTCGCGTGTTTTGTTAATTAAGATGTTGAGTCGGCTAAGTTCAGAAACTTTCTCTTTGACCCACATCAGCAACACTGCTCCGGCTAAAGTCAGGGCAGCGTTCCATAAAAATAGTACGTCTTGGCTCATCAACATTTCCACCGCTTTCTAGCCTGACGAATGCGGCTGTTGGGATCTTTAGCGGCTTCGGGAAACTTCTTCATCTGTCCTAACGAACGAGCACAGAACGATTTACGCCGTGCAGCACGTTTACCCGAGGGGTTATCCTCGGTCACAGCCGTCTGAAGTTTGGAGCCGGGGTTGGCCCTGCGGTAGGCCGCAACACCTTTTGCAGTCATACCTGCACCCTGCTTAGTCGGGCGAAAGTTGCCCGACTTCACAGAAGTTTTAATCCCCATGCCTTTGGACTTAGCCATAAAACAAAGTCACTGAGGCAGTGTTAGTGATCGTGCCGTGCAAAGCGCCTTCCTTTGCAAGCACACCTTCCCCCGGTATGGGGATGATCGTATAGCCAGCGCTACTAGCAGCCGCTGTCTCTATAGTCATAATCACGTTGCCGCCGGAGCCACCTTCACGGACAACTACAGAACCAGCGTCCGTACCATTTTTGCAATAAATGGTTTTTACACGGCAACGAGGAATGTTCTCGTTTGCTTGGTCTTTAAAGTTACCCGTAAGTGCCAGCGGCTTTGTCGCTAGTACATCATACTGTTGCGTTCCCATCTGGGCTCTCCGTTTCCTTTGGAAGCAGCGACTCGATTAAAGCAATACGGGCTTTTAACTCCGCATTTTCTTTAGCCAAGGTCGCCGCAGTTCCCATTGCATAGTCTCTCTGACCTTCCAGAAGTGCAAGCATCACCTGCACATCTGGTTCCTTATGATTCAGCATCAGGTCTGGGTTCCAACAACAACCCAAGTCGGAGAACTAATTGAACCCGTCTGGATATACAGAACACCAGTAGAGGTTGCAACGTACAGAGATCCGGGACCAGCAAAGTTATCGCCAGTGGTGCCGTTAGTCGGAGCAGCAGATCCGGTCATGATGACCACATCATTAGACATCCGCAGTTCGGCTTTCTTATATGGCTGGATCGAACCACCGCCGCCAACGGCGTCTTGCAGTTGGAGGTCCATACCATAATCAAAACCAGAAGCGGCCGTGGATTGCGTCATACCGATACCAAAACCGGCACGGGCAGTAGTCGTACCGCCGTCACCATCCATCCAAGCCATAACAGCAGCGTCAGCCGTAGTGGTCACGTTACCAACTACACCCATCACACCAGCCTTAGCAAAGGTGGAGGCGTTAGTGCCAGTCATTAGATACCGGCCCATTACGCCGATGTAATAAGTAGCCGTGGAAGTCTGGTTTGCAGTTCCAAAAACTTGACCGGCTGCGCCTTGAGCGCTAGACGGAGCAGTTGCCGTGCTGCTACCAAAAGCAGCAGTCGGGTTAACAATGAAAGAGGCTGCGCGAGTGGCGGTGCCCTCAGCAGTAGAAGTAGTAGTTACATAAGGTGCAGAAGGGGTTCCGGTAATAAAACCGTTTTCCGACGCGACTGGACCTGAAAAAGTAGTGCGGGCCATTTAAATGCTCCTTGTGTTGTAGCACATCGTCTTACCGTCTCTACAAAGTCTGCTAGGCCAGTCGGTAAGACTAAAATTCCTAGATCCAAATAGGGGGGCCGAAGCCCCCCTTTACATCAGGACGAACCGGGCGATCCGAACATACCGAGCGGATCAGACCAGCCGAACGAATAACGCTCACGGGCCTTGTAACGGACGTTGCCGGTATCAAAGTCACCGTCCATCGAGGTGCCCATCGGGATACGAATAAAGTGCTTCATACCATTGGGTACATCGGTGGTCAGATACCATGCGTTCGTATCCGTCAAGAAGTGGTTAACGGTGTAACCCTCGGGGATAGAACCCATGAACTTCAGAGCGTTGATGTCGTTATCAGCCGTAGCAACACGGAGTTCCGTGTCCAGCAGACGGGTAGCAACGAACATCAGTGCGGGCGGCACAATCAACTTGCGCGGCTTGGCTGCGATCAGCAGACCACGCTCATCCGTCCATGCTGCGATCTGAATAACTGCGTTTTCCAACGAAGTCTCGTTCAGGTCTGCGCCAGTGGCAGGACGATTGGAGTTGACACCACCAGAGATCAGCGGGTGCTGGGTTGAGAACAGGGGCACGCCATCACCGCCGTAATACTGGCTGGAGTTGGTAAAGCCATTGTTCAGAACGGCAGCAGCCTTGGTCTGCTTGGTGTAAGCCATCGAACGAGCCAGAGCCTTGGTGTAACGAGCGCTGAGTGAGTCATAGAGGTTGTCCTCGATTGCCTCTTCAGTGATCGCAAAACCGTAGGCGATGGTCTCGTGCGTATAGCGTGCCGTAAAGGCTTCTTGCGCGTTGTCATAAGCAATCGCAGCACCTTCCGACTTAACGGGGGCGGCTGAGAAGCCAGACAGTTTGGTTTCTTCTTCAAACGAACGCTCAGAAGTCTCAGTTGCATAAATCTCTTTATGCTCCTCGCCGTAGCGAGCGTACTCCATACCAAACAGAGCGTTAAGTCCGGGCAGGAGTTCTTTTAATAGTTGGGAACGTGAAATAGCCATTTAGAATCTCCTTACGAGCCGCTACCGTCGGCTTGGTAATACGAATGCACGCCGAAGTTAAACTTCACAATGCAGTCCGTAAATGCGTCGCCGGGGGTTGAGAAAGTCGGTGCGCCGTCAACGAGGTCAACGATGCGTACCGCCAAAGTAGAGGTATTAGCAGTAGTAGCCGAAATGTCAACTTTACTGTTACCGGTGGTAACGGAACCATTGCTGAAGTTACCCAGCGCAGAGTTATTACCGATTTCAGCACGAGTCACAACTCCGTCTGCTTGAACCTGATACAACTGATCCGGGTCATCGATAACGCTGATGAGGATGTTGGTGTATCCAGAGTTCACTGCGTTCGCAGGAAGATACTGTGAAAACTGAGTGTATTTCAGAGTGGGGTCAGTATAAGAAACACCAACTGCCACACCTACAACACCCTTGGTTGAAGTGGTGGGGGTAGTAGTCAGAGCAGAAGGTTGTCCGTCTGCAATCTTAATTACGTCACCGTAGAAAATGCCAGTCGCACTGTTCGTGGTCATCACATACTTGCGGATGGTACCGCCCGTGAATGATTGACCGCCGATCAGATTGATTGGGCGTAGCCCATAAGGGGCCTGAACTGTTGCCATATCAATCTCCTAAGAGTTTATCGTTTACCAAAACTCACCTCGGTTCGCTTCTCACTAAAGAGAGGCATCCTCGGATCGTTTTCCCTCATGAAGTTGTTGTCCACAGATTGGATCTGTTTACGGTTCAACTCATCGTAGTAGGCTTGTCTTGCATCTGTCTTCTCTTTGGGGATCTTACAGAGCATTAAGCCGCCAATTTCAATGTTTCCACTTACCTTAGAAGGATCATCTACGATATATGCCATCTCAGGGTGATCTTCCAGACGAACTGGCTCATAACCCTCACGACGCATCATTGCTACATTTCGAGCGTCGCTCTGCCCCATAAAGTGAGTACGTATCCAACGGAACGTATAACCATCTTGTGGGTCAGGATCAGGCAGTTGTTGCGGCGGAGCATACTGAGCCGATTGATCGCGGGTTTCGCGTTCACGAGATTCCAAAGCACGTTCAATTCGATCCATTATCTACTCTCCTGCATAGCAACTTGTTTCGCATAAACTTCTAAGGGAACTCCTAAGCGTCGAGCAATAGCCACCTGTGATTTGGTGAGCGTAATCTTTTTGCTTGAAGTTGTTCGTGTCGCCGGTGCTACCACCGTTGCCTGTTGGCGTTTTTCTACCTTCGGAGGCTCTGGAGTTTCATCTTTTGCAGAATCATTCTCCTCAAACCTGTCAGGAAAAACTTGCCGAAGCCGAGCATCGATACGCTCGTAGTATTCGTCAGACTGGGGACTAACCCCATTCTTAACTAATCTTTCGTGCTGTGCATACGCTAGTGCCGTCATTTCTTCATCAATGCCAAACCAAGTATTTTTGTTATACCAAGTAATGGCCTTTTGATCAGGCGGCGGCACTTGCGGTTGCACGGCCTGTTGATAAGGTACTGAATTATTTTCAGGTTGTAAAGCATCTTCTTGGGCAGTGTACTGAGGCTGGTAGCGTTTCCAATTCTCTTGCTCCATCGTGGCCCGACTGATCTCGGACATCGCATCGGCAACTTTCTCGGAGTCTCCAGTCTCTTGTGCTTCCTTCAGATTCCTCTTGGCTGCTTGCAGTGCAACATCAGTGCGAGCCTGTGCCTGTTCAATTAGTACCTTTTCACCTTCTGTTAACTTTGTTTTCAGCCGATTATTTTCTTCTAAAATCTGCTTGGCATAGGCAATAGCCTCAGCCTGCTCACGAGCGGCTTTCTCTTTTGCCCTGCGCTCATCGTGCCAAGCCCGCTTTAGTTCATCCAAGCGTTTCTGCACTTTCTCATTGACGACATCAATCTCATCGACCTCCTTGGGAGGGGTCTTCATGGGCTTGCGGTCTTTGTCCTCAACCGGGGTGTCATCAACGATCTCAATCTCAAACTCAGGCTTTTTACCTTTTGCCTCTTTTTGAGCCTTTACCTCGGCCACCTGCGCTGAGGCTTCCTCGTACCCAAGGTCTATATCCGGGGTTGCCGCTTGCGCGTCTCCCTGTTCTTTAGCCGCCTTTAGGTCTCGGTTTATCTCCTCTAGGGAGGTCACAATTTCTTCTTTTGCCATTTACTTCTCCTTACGCACGGGTATAACCACGAGGATCATCAACAACGGCTTCAACTTGGTCGTCATTGATCAGGCGAAACTCTTGCCCGTCAATCTTGAACCGGGTGCCTGAATAATTACGCATGATGATGAAGTCGCCTTCTTTACACCAAGGGCCACTCTCAAACTTGGCTCCCTTGTAAGCCAGCGGTCCCATCTTAAGTACAAACCCTAAGCAGGATGCCGATTCTTCCGCCTTTTTAGTAACCTCAGCCAGCATCAGCCCTGAGTCTCCGAGTCGATCAGATACCTTGGGTAATGTGATGAGGATCTTGTAGCCCGATGGTTCGGGCATCTTTATGGGGTCTACCTGAGAAATTGCTTCCTCTGTGGCTCCCCGGTCTATCGCGCCTATTGTCATAGTCCGTCTTCAGCCTTTCTAGCGATCTCGATTAGGTCAAGGATCTCCCGTTCTGCAAGAGCAAGTCCTTGTATTACACCGACCCGAAATCGATAGTCGGCATAATCCTGTGCGCCTCCGGTGGCTAAGTCGTCGGCTGCGTTGTTTAAGTGCTCCCTGATTCGCTTCCTTATGTGCTCTTCAAAAGATTTAACTTCCCCTACTTGTAAATACTCTGACATTCACTTCTCCTAGGTGGTAGGTGGTTTGGACTTTTCCCTCTGTGCCCTCGCTATATCTACCCCTAGTTTTATGCCTTGGGCCTCCATGTCGCCTTCGATCTTCTGCTTGGCTTTGGCTGCCTCTAGGCCGATGCGAGCGCCATCAATCTCGGCTTGAGCCTTGATACGCTCTTCTTCGATCCGAATCTGGTCTGCCTTGGCAATGGCATCGACCTCATCTTTCTTGACCTTTCTCTGCACTTCCGCTTCTTTGATCGCCAGTTCACGCTGCTGGATCTGGGTAACCGGGTCATTAGCGGCCATCTGAGCCTGCTGGGCTGCGATCTGGGTCTTACTTTGACCGAGCACCATGTCCGAGGCTTGCGCAGCAACCCTAGCCAACTCGACCTCAAACTCCTCGGGCATCTTCATATCGGGCGGCGGCAGCGCCACACCCATCGCCTGCTCCATACGTGCACGGTAGGCAAAGGCCAAGTGCTCGGCAATATGTGCTTGGGCTGCGGCTTGGATTCTCACCGCATTTGGGTTTTGCCCAATCATCTGCTGCATCAGGGGGTCCTGAAGCAGGTTCATGTGCACCTTAATGTGGGCCTCGTGGTCTTGATAGATAAACGCCTTCAGCGGCTTCATGTTCAGGGCGTTCATATTCTCGCTAACCGGGTCTTTAGGCGTCTCATCGTCCTCAACCGGGATGAGTTTTGCCACGTTTCTGATGCCCAAAGTCTCCAACATCTGCCTATGCAACTGGGCCATGTCGTATAACTGGGGTGCAGTCTGGGCTAACTGGAGCGCCGCTTGGTACTGAACCACCCTCTGGCTCATTGTCGCTGCGTTGGGGTCCGAAACAGGGACGATTTCGGTTACTTCATAATCATCACGGGTGGCCGGGACCATCCCATCGTCTGCTTCCGGCTCGTATTCGTACTCCTCGGGGGCAAATTCGGCAATTATTGAGGCCAAAAGCCCAAATTCCTGCTTCATTGAGGCGTGGAGCCGTGCTTGGACGGCCGACATCACCTTTAAAGATCTCTCCAGAAGGGCCAAAGTGGTCCCAACCGGTGTTTCCTTGTTTACGTCAGTGATCTTTAGTTCAGAAATGGCTGCAAGACCGCGTCCTTGCTCAACGATCTTGTCCATAAGCATTAATAGGACCTGAGAAGGCTCCTTGTAGGGCAGAAAAGCGATGTTTTCGCTGATTTTTCCGCTTGCTACGTCCACATCTCGGAACTCTCCCGGGGAAATCGGGGTGTCATCCCCCTTAATCCGCAGTCCACGGGTCTTTAGACCCCCCGGCAGGTTCGATAAAGTGCCTGCATCGACAAGTTGACGAAGTATAGAAGTGCTGGATTTGGCATGCCCGCCGATTAAATGGATCAGACCATAGCCATAAAAGCCAAAACCGGGGATGTAAACATAGTGAACAAAGTGCAAACGCTTGGCTTTTAACTTGTCATCCGGGTTCCAGTTGCGCCGAACGGCCAAAACGGTCTGGGTTTGCTTCTCAATGGTCACTACATAGGGGATGGCAATGCCATTTTCGTCCCTAAGCGGGTCATCTTCAAGGTCTAGATCAACGTGCATCTCCAGAATTTGGTATCTGTCGTCATGCACGATGCTCGCTTCGTTACCTTGAACCCGGATGTCGCTGCGATCATTGTCGTTATATTCGGGCTCCGGCAGGTCTACTTCCCGATAAAAGCCAGCAATCTGAAGTTTCTTGACCTCGTTTACGGGCTTACGCATTACATGGGTGTAACGCTCACAGGTCAGCAGATCTGAGGCCCCATAAGGCACCACAAAGTCTTCTGCCGGAATAAACACGGCGACTTGACGCTCCAAAGACGGGTCGTAGTACACCTTTTTAAACGAAGAACCCGCCAAGGCTAGGCTCCACAACATGCGCTCATGCTCTGCCCGATACTCCGGCATCTTGACCGTGAGTTGGTAGTTCATGTCATCTTTGACACGGGCGGCAGCGTCTTCTTTCTCTTTAGTGATCTTCCCGATGATCTGCGTCTTTACAGGGCCAGCCGCAGGGAAAGTCTCCATAATCGACTCGGATTGGAACCGCACTACAGCCTCGGATAACACGGGGTGGAACACTCCACAGGCCCCTTCCCACGGCTCCATACGCTCTTCGATCTGTAGTCCCAGCAGTTCTAGACCCTTAAAATAAGTCTTTTCCCAGTCTTTTCTGGACTCTTTATCTGTCTGGAAGTCTTCTGTCAGGTCACCGGCTAACTCTGCCAAGGTGCCTTCATCTAAGTGCTCGGCTAGGTTGGCAGTAAACTCAT